ATATAATTAAGATGACAAAGAAAATACAAAGAAAAAGTGATAATAAATTTTTACTATCATTAGATAGTGATTTATGGGTGGAAAATATTAAAGAATCTAAAACATTTAAGTTAGATGAATTTAAAGACGTATTCAATAATCTATTATTGATTTACATAAAAGATGAGTTGAAAGTTTACACCAATTATTTCGAAAGATAATTTGACTTACAAATCCGATTGGTATATATTTTAATGAGAAAGGTAAATGTCGTAGAGTACGGCAGCTAATAAACCAAAAATTAAATATATATGATATCAGAAGAAGAAATCAAATCCTTCTTGGAAGGTAATGACCCTGAAGAACATATCGTTGCAATAGAATTCGATTATGCAGGAGATTGTGTTTACAAAATCAAAGAAATTCCTGGTAAAGGAAAAGAAATCAGAAAAGATACGTTCACCGCATTTGCGTGGGTTGGTGATTTAAGAGGATTGAATTTTTACAATTCATCTAAACACGAACAAAAAGCGGGTATGTCCAAACATAACATCATCATCGAACGTTTAAGAACGGAGAATGAAGATGGAACACCCAATGACAGATTAGATGAAGGATTAAAGTATATGGTAAAATCTTTAAAAGGTTACCGTTCATTAATCCAATTCTTCAAAGAAGGTGGTGTAGAACCTTGGGGTGAAAAATCAAAAGACAAGATAATGATTCTACCACCGGTAGAACAATACTTAATTTCACGAGAAAAAAGATTATTTAAAGGATTTGACGAATACAATGACCTTACGAGGTTTGGATTCGACTTAGAGACGACTGCTTTAGAACCTAAAGACGGTCGTATCTTTATGATTGGAATGAAAACCAATAAAGGATTTAAAAAAGTAATCGAATGTCCTGACGCAGATTCAGAACGTAGAGGTCTTGTGGAATTCTTCAACACTATTGACGAACAAAAACCAAGTATTATTGGTGGGTATAACTCAGCAAACTTCGACTGGTTTTGGATATTCGAAAGATGTAAAGCTCTCAATATAGACATTAAAAAAATCTGTAAGACTCTGAACCCTAAGAGCCCTATAAAACAATCGGAAAACCTATTAAAACTTGCAAATGAGGTTGAGAGATACAACCAAGTTGGTATGTGGGGTTATAACGTAATTGATATTATCCACTCAGTTCGTAGAGCTCAAGCAATTAACTCAGGTATTAAGTCCGCAGGTCTGAAATATATTACAAAATATATTGATGCTGAGGCTAAAGACCGTGTATATATTGACCACTTAGATATCGGTCCATATTATGCTAATAAAGAGGAGTTTTGGTTAAACATTGAGAATGGTAACTATAAAAAAGTTGGTGTTAGTGAAAAAATTGATGAGGTTTGTGAACGTCATCCAAGTGTTTACATTAAAACTACGGGGGATGATTTAGTTGAGCGTTATCTTGACGATGACCTTGAGGAAACGTTATTGGTGGATGAGGAATTCAACCAAGGAACGTTTCTATTAGCATCCTTAGTACCAACAACATATGAACGTGTATCAACAATGGGTACTGCGACATTATGGAAGATGATTATGTTAGCGTGGTCATATAAACACAAATTAGCAATCCCCAAGAAACAAGAGAAAAGAGACTTCGTAGGAGGACTTTCTCGTCTGTTAATGGTTGGTTATTCGAAAGACGTATTAAAACTCGATTACTCGTCACTATACCCATCAATTCAGTTGGTTCACGATGTGTTCCCTGAGTGTGACGTTACAGGTGCGATGAAAGGAATGTTAGCGTATTTCCGTAACTCTCGTATTATGTATAAAAACTTGGCGAAAGAATGGGAAAGTAAGGATAAGAAAACATCCCTTAAATTTGACCGTAAACAATTACCGATTAAGATTTTCATCAACTCATTATTTGGGGCATTATCAGCACCACAAGTATTCGCTTGGGGGGATATGGATAAAGGTGAGAAGATTACTTGTACAGGTAGACAATATTTACGTCAAATGTTGTTGTTCTTTAAAAAACGAGGTTATACTCCACTTGTATGTGATACCGATGGTATGAACTTCTCATTACCTGAAGAAGGGGTTGATGATAGAAGATACGTTGGTAAAGGGTTAAATTGGTTAGTTAAAGAGGGTAAAGAATATGAGGGTTATGATGCCGATGTTGCGGAGTTTAATGATTTGTTTATGAGAGGTGCTATGGGTCTTGATTGTGATGGTACTTGGAAATCTTGTATCAACTTAGCAAGAAAGAACTACGCAACTATGGAACATAAAGGAAAAGTTAAATTAACAGGTAATACCATTAAATCTAAAAAATTACCATTGTATATTGAGAAATTCTTAGACAAGGCGGTTAACCATTTGTTAGAAGGTCAAGGTAAAGAATTTGTTGAGTGGTATTACGAATACGTTACTAAAATATTTAATCAAGAGATACCATTAATGCAAATTGCTCAGAGAGCAAAAGTTAAATTATCAATCAAAGATTATTTAACAAGAACGACACAGAAAACTAAATCAGGTGGGTCAATGTCAAGAATGGCTCATATGGAATTGGCTATCAAACATAATATGAATACTCAGTTAGGTGATGTTATCTATTATGTTAATAATGGTGTTAGAGCATCTCACGGTGATGTTCAAAAAGTTAATAAACCTAAAAGTGGGTGGAAACAAGAACAACTTGATTTGTTTTATGAAGGATATGGTAAATACCCTGAAGATTCCGTAGAATCAACAGTTAAACTTAATTGTTACATTTTGAATACTTCAGATTTGGAGAATAACCCTGATATGTTGGGGGAATATAATGTTCCGAGAGCAATTACAACCTTTAACAAACGTATCCAACCTTTGTTGATTGTTTTTAATAATGAAGTGAGAGATAACTTATTGGTTACGGACCCCGAACAACGTGGTTTCTTTACAACCGACCAATGTAGATTGACTAATGGCTTACCATTTAAAGAGGGTGACCAAGATTCGATTGAAGATTTGTTAACTATAACTGAAAAAGAAGTGGAATTTTGGAACAACATTAATGTTAGTCCTGACTATATCTATGACCAAGCAAGTGAAGGTTATGAGGTCTTTATATAAAGTTTTCACAGAGGGAAGTCGATTTCCCTCTGTGAACTTAACTAACTCAATTTCAATCCGTCAGACGACACAATATACCACGAACCTTCTATTTGTAAGAACTCAACACAAGCCCCTTTATCAATAAAAATTTCGTCATATTCTTCGTCAATTTTCCCAATTAAAGGGGAAATTAATACTTTTGTCAACGCTTTAATTCTAATATGATTAGTCGTCGCTGAATCAAGAACTAACCTACAATTTTCAATGTCTTTAATAACTAAGAAATATTCACCATCGGTTTTATAAACTGAATCACGAATAATTCTACTAATAGGGTCATTAAACCCTCGTAGGTAAATTTTTTCACCAACTATTTTTTTTTCTGTATTTCTCGGATGTTCTACCATATTAAATTATATATATTTGTCTTGGGAACGCTCTAAACTTCATTTGTTTATTTAAGTTCTCAGCAATTAATGCCTCACGTTCTAAAACCTTTTCAGGTTTCAATCTTGTTAATTTACCTTCAGCACCAATTAATTCTTCTAACAATTTTGTTTTCTCATCTTTACCTTCAGTTGATAGAGATTGATAATCCATAGTTAATTCAGAATCAGGTGTTTTTAAATTACCACTATATTTTCCACGAACTTTTGATAATGTCTCTTTACAAGACGCAACAAACCAACGTCTAACCCAAACTTGTGCCGGATTATTTAAGTCAGTCCAAGACATTTTATCAAATGGAACGTCGGACGGTAGTTTAATGATATCAGGATTGTCTTTTAAACACTTATCTCTGTCAGCAGGTCCCGCATCGTAATAACAATACCATACCTTACCTCTCATTAATGTTGTATTACCAAAGTCAAATTTACCACCAGGTGTTTGCATTAAGTGTAATGCTTTTTTACCTTCAGGTAATGCCGTAATCTTATAAGTTAAGTCACCTGTAATGATTCTTCGTTGTATGTTAATTTCTTGCATTCTCAGTAACATATCAAATGCCGGCATCATTAAGAAACTACCACCTGTATTACCCATTTGAGCAAGACCACCCCCACCACCAAGACCACCACCGGCACCTAAAGCACCAAATGACCAAGGGTCAAACATCGCGTTATTTAAATTTGCGGGTGAAAACCAAAGAACTTCATTAATTTCTCGATTCGCAGGTATTTCGTAAACTTGTTGATTAGCTTTTAATTCAACATAATCTCTTTTCAATTCCCATTCACCACCGGCTTGTAAACCAACAATCTTAGAGTATGCGTAAGAATATCTTGTTTCATAATCTAAACTCTTAGTCATAAAAGCTCTACTCAAAGATTGAGTATCAAGATTTAGATTATATAGTGAAGTCCATTGAGACTCGATTAACCAATTTTGCACTTGTTCAGAATAATCATCAATTGAAAATTCTAACAAAGTATCCATTTGTTCATCATCAAGTTCAACAGAACGTAAAGGAGCCCCCAATAGGTGTCTCACCTTTTTATATAGTTCACTTCTATGTGGTTCCGGAATTATTGACATAGTATTTGTTTTCTATATAAATATCAATCTATAGTATAAATTAAATTATTTTCAGGAAAAACAAACATACCTCCAATGATTTGAGTATCTTTATTATCGAACACTAAAACCTCCTTATTATTTTTTGCGAAGATTAACCAATCTGTTTTATAATTTTTAACATTACCTGAACCTAAAATGATGATGTTCCCATTATCCTTTTTAATTCCCGTGAAAGGTTTGATTTGTGATGTTTTTATTTGACCGTCAACTTTTATCTCACAATCAATTCCACCAATCATATCTTCTTTACTCCCAAGTTTACCGATTTTACTTACATTGTCTTTACCAAAAATACTTTGTAATTTAACAACAACATAATCTTCTCTTTGTTCACCCCAAGTATTCGTTTGATTTAAAACTGACATAATGTTTTGGAACGTCGATGATTCAGGTGAAAAAATTCTAAACTTATAATAATCAATTACTTTGATAAATCGTTTAGTCTCACTCACTTGGTCAAATTTATTTCGACCAATTAAATCAATTTCAGGTTTATTTAGTTTCACCAATACTTTATTAACGTCCTGAATTAATAAACAAAAAGTACTATAGTTAGTATTCAATTTATTAATTACTGACCTACCCTCACCTTCCAAATTATAAATCCCCGACATTTCACCCGGAGCGTATTTATCTTTACCATAAAATTTATCAGGAAAAGCTTCTTTAAGAATTCGATTAATGGCTATCTTGTATGTGTTTTTAACGTCAGGATTTGAATTAAATATTTGTCTAATCTTCTCGGTTAATTCTCGACTACATCTTTCCGACTTTTGTTCGGTAATTAAAGTTTTAATTTCACTACTCTCGTTAATTTTGGTTTTAACTTTCATTGAATATAATTTATCAACGAATTCCCAATTAACACATTTCCAAAAGTTATTTATGTATTCGTCCCTTTTGTTACGATACTTTAAGTAATAAGCGTGTTCCCATAAATCTAACCCCAATAATGGATACCCACCATTTTTTACGACATTCATTAATGGATTGTCTTGATTGGGGGTTGAAACTATTTTAAGTTGATTTTGTTTTGTTAAAACTAACCAAACCCAACCTGACCCAAATCTTTGTTTCGCAACTTCATCAAATTTAATTTTAAAATCATTAAACGAGTCGTATTGTTTTACAATTTTATTAAAAACTTTACCACTTGGTTTTTGTGTCTTTGGTGTTAACATTTTCCAAAACAAAGCGTGATTAAATGCTCCACCCGCATTGTTTCGGATTGTTTTATTGTATCGACTAATACTCTTGATGATTTGTTCTAATTCTAAATCACCATACTTACCTTTCTCTAACGCAGTGTTTAATTTCTCAACATAACCTTTATAATGTTTGTTATAATGGTATGACATCGTTTCTGCGTCAATAAATTGTTTCAAGGCTGAGTAAGCGTAGGGTAACTTTTCTATCCCTATCTTTTTCATTTCCGTAAGGAAAAGTTCTTTGTTTTTTTCTTTATCAATAGTTTCTAACTTTTCGGTAATAACTTTGATACGTTCTTCAATTACTTTCATTTTACTTATTTTGTTACCTATAAATAAGCGGAAGTTTTGAATTATCTCCTTTGGTTGATTCGATTCATCATTTGTTCAACAAAGTCACCCTTATCTAAATTGTCCCCCATCACCGTTTCAAACACATTTTTCTTATGATTTAACATATCATAAATAATACCTTCAATTGTATTTTCAAATATTGGGTAATAAACTGAAACCGTGTTTTTTTGACCATATCTGTAAGCCCTATCTTCCGCTTGTGAATGGTCCGATGGAACAAATGATAAGTCATTCATAATACAAGCCTCACCAGCGGTGAGAGTAATTCCGACACCTGCAGCTTTTAAATTTCCCACAAACACCTTTATTTTTTCATTTTCCTGAAATTGGTCAACTGCGTATTGTCTTTGTGGTTTGGTACAAGACCCGTCTAAATAAACTGATTGTTTTCCAAAATGTTCGTGAATTTTTCTTAATGTATCTGTAAAATTTGTGAATATAATAACCTTTTTATCTTGGTCTATTATGTTTTGAGCTAATTCTATTGTTTGTTTTATTTTTTCTTCCGCAATAATTTGTCTTACTTTCATTAACTTACTAAATTGAACCGTTAATGATTTAGACTCGTCTTTTTTATTTTCATACCAATCGTAGTATTCACCAACCTCAGTTTCATAGTCTTTAGATTTCAATCTCAGATAAACAGGTGTGATTATTTTATCGGGTAAATCTAATACATCAGTTTTTAACCTACGTAATACTTGTCTTGATGTTCTATCTCTAAGTTCCTCTAAATTAGATGCCCCTGACACGTTCCATATCTTTCTTTTACCGGCAGTGAACTGATAACCTTGACAATATCTAATCGCGTAGGCCATCCAATTTTGAGCAACAGGACTTTCAATCAAACTCAATAAGTTGAAGTAGTTCATTGGTCTTGAAGTCATCGGAGTTCCCGTTAACAACCATAATCTATCCACCTTAGTTGAAAAACTATTAATTAGTTTAGTTCTTTGAGCTTGAGCATTTTGTATATAGTGTGCCTCATCAATAATAATTAAATCAAAATTACATTTCGTAATTAATGAATTTGCTTTATCTTTGAGGTCGTAAAAGTTCTTTAAGATATCATAATTAACAATAACAAAATCGTGTTCAGTTGAAAAACTTTTACTTTCAGAAATAAAAATAGACCTATCAGTATAGTTTTCAATTTCACGTTGCCAGTTAATTTTTAATGTTGCGGGACAAATAATTAATATTTTCTTAGCACCTGTCTCTAACGCGGCGATAATTGTTGCGGTTGTCTTCCCAAGACCCATATCATCCGCCAAAATAAAACGTTTAGACCCCGCTAATGATTCGATGGCTATCTTTTGGTGTTCCAATGGAGGTCGGTGTGAATACTTAGTATAATCAATAACAACATTTTCAACTTTATGGGTTTTTAACATCGCACCTTTTGGCATCCAAAAATCGTGAATAGTTTCTTCCTCTTTAATTTTCCCCCAAATATGGTATGATTTTTCTTTCTCAACCAATAATTTCTCAACCCAAACTTGTTTAGGGATTTCAGTGTAAAGATTTTGGTCCGCAATCTTTTTTGCGAAGTAAGGGTCCAAGTCAACCCACTTCTTAGCAACTTTAGGTTGGTAGTCTGAGTAATTAATGATATAATCAGATTGGGCTCTTGTCGGGTAAAACTTTTTATTGTTTTCTTTCTGTAATTTTAATTTCAGAATATAGTTATTCCCCCCTGAGTAATTCTCAAGTATTTGTATTGCCTGTTGTTCTATAGATACGATTTTGTTTTCCAAAACTATTTGTTTGTTTAAAAAATAATAAATAATCCGATATTTATCAATATGTCTAATAATAATGTTCCAATAACACGATTAGGTAAATTTTTCGGAGGAGAAGATTTTAACCTAGATTTAAATATGGGTGAAGAATGGCTTCACGGAGATATGAATTTCACATTAGTTTTATATCGAGTTGATAGAATTAAAACTAAGACGGATGACGTATATGGTGAATCAGTTGCTGATGGTATTAAATTTTTACCCCCTGTTGAATTTAAAGGGTACGTTCAAATATTGGCCCCTGAGAATAAAACTATTGGAACATCCAAAGTTGACCAATTTGAGCCAGGTAATCTTAAAGTAGGTGTTTATCAACATCACTTAGATGAATTGGGGATTGATATTACTTATGGTGATTATATTGGTTATTATGAAACAGAAACAAGGGTGAGATACTATACGGTTAATAATGACGGTAGGGTTGTTTCAGACAATAAACATAATTATGCGGGGACAAGACCTTACTATAGAAGTATTGGTGCGTCACCTGTTACTGATAACGAATTTAGAGGATTATGAAAATTGTTATAACTGAACGTCAATTTAAATTAATTGAACGAATTATTGAAGATGAGGTTTTCTGTGATAAATGTAATTGGAATTGGTCTTTAAAAGATGGAGGTAGTGACCCGTACATTTGTCATAAATGTCGTCACGATAACACACCTAAAAAATAATATAATGGGATTACCTAAAAAAAGTAATATTAAAAAACATATTCCATTGACGGAATCAAAGACTCTATTACCAAGAAGATATGAGTTATTAGATAAAATCAATAAAGATGGAACATACTTACCAAAGTCGTTATTACACGCCGATTTGGATGGTGGTTTTTTAAACTTTGTTAAAACCGATTTACAAACAATCGTAGATGGTAAAAAAATCCCAATGGTTGATATTTTAATAACAACCCAAAATTGGTCACAATTTATTGAGACTTGGAATTTCCAAAATATTGACAAAAACGCCGAACCCCCATTTATTACCGTGGTTAGAATGCCTGAAGTAAAATTTGGAACTAATCCTGCGGTCATTTACAATATTCCAAATAGACGACAATATTTTTACGCACAAGTTCCAACATTTGACGGTCAAAGAAACGGAATGGATATTTACAAAATCCCACAACCCATCCCTGTTGATATCACATATCAAGTTAAAATAGTTTGTAATCGGATGAGAGAATTAAACGAGTTCAATAAAATCGTATTGGGTAAATTCGCATCAAAACAAGCCTATACAAACATTAAAGGACATTACATTCCAATTGTCCAAGGTAATATTTCTGATGAATCGGTTAACGAATTAGAAAAAAGAAAATACTATATCCAAACATACGAATTTACTATGTTAGGTTTTTTAATTGATGAAGATGAGTTTGAGGTTTCACCGGCAATCAGTCGAGTTTTACAAGTATATGAATTACAAACCGATAAAGACCGAAAAGGTAAAAAACAAAACTCAAACCCAAGTAGTTTAACTTCTGAAATATTATTTGTTGTTGGTAATGATACTATTACACAATTATTTGATTACACACTTAATTTAAACATTGGTGAGACTAATAATATTGAGGGTTACGATGTGTTTATAAATAACCAATATGTTGGTGGTGATATTAGTGAAATACAAATTAACACTAACGATGTTCTAAAAATTATCGCAATAAAAAAGGACGACGCTCTTGAAGCATCAATCACCCTTAATAATCAGTTACTTTAATCTTCACCGTAGATATCCTTCTTTTCTTTACACTTTTCAACAATTAACTTTTCTAAAAATCGGTATATTTTAATACCCCTTTTATCACAGTAATTTTTTAAAATTTCGTGAACTTCTTCTGATATCTTTAAATTTTTAATCTTCTTATTGTCCTCTGCCATAGTAGAAAAAAGGTAGAAAATAATCTACCTAAAATATAAATACCTCGTAGAAAGTAAAGTATTTTGGTTTTTTTCTGAATATTTATCAAATAAAAATAAATCTTTTAAGAAAAACAAAAAAATAATGGCAACAAACAGTAAAGTATTTGTTTCACCGGGAGTTTATACTTCAGAAGTTGATTTGAGTTTCGTAGCACAAAGTGTAGGGGTAACTACATTGGGTATCGTTGGGGAGACGTTAAAAGGTCCCGCATTCGAACCAATCTTTATCCGTAATTTTGACGAATTCTCAACATTCTTCGGAGGTACTTCACCTGAGAAATTTGTAAATACACAAATCCCTAAATATGAGGCATCATACATCGCTAAATCTTATTTACAACAATCTAATCAATTGTTCGTAACTAGAATCTTAGGACTTTCTGGTTATGATGCGGGTCCATCTTGGTCAATTACAACCAAAGCAAACGTGAACCCATCAACAATTCAGTTTTATTGTTTAAGTGCAATTACCGCAAATTGTGTGTCTGAATGTGTTCAATATTATGAAGTTGATTTTGAATTACCATTTACAGGATGTACTAATAGTCCTAATAGTGTTGGTTTCACAACAACTGACTTACCTCAAGAACTTTTAAACAAATTGAATCTACCTTACGAAAATTTTGATGGTAGTATTAGTAGTATCGACACGAAATTAAAACAACAAGTTTACGATATTATCCTTGATAATTCTAAAGAAGAAAGTTCTGTTTATTATTATGGAGCAGTTCCTGGTGTTTATTATGATGATAACACTTCTTTGGGGTACACTGCAAGAACTAATGTTTTCCAAGCGGATACAATGAACTCTGACACAATAGATTATTCAGCACCTTCAAACGACTCTTGGTATTACGCTTTATTTGACAACTTAGGTGGTGGGGTATATTCAGGTTCCTCTTTTTACACAACAGTGTCAGGATTAACTGAAACATCTTCACTTTCAAATTGTGCATCATTTTACAATTATTCAGTTAATGGTAACGTCCTTACTTCAAGTATAAATGCTTCAGGTTCAAGTTATGTTAACGGAACTAATGTTGCAACAACAGGTGGTTCAGGTATTGGATTAACCGTTAATATTGCGGTAAATGGAAGTAATGTTGTTACAGGTGTAACAATTAACAAAGCAGGTACAGGTTATCAAGTTGGTGATGTAGTAACTATCTCTCAAGGTGGTTCCGCATTAAACGCAACTATTAACGTATTGAGTATCGGAAGTTGTGATGGTAATATTAACTATAATACTAACACAATTTATGTTTATGTTCCAACAAACGTTGACATAACACAAGTAATATCAACATTCAGTGCTTGTACTACAGATGTAACAATAAATAACGTTATACAAGTAAGTGACTCAACTGATAATGATTTCACAACTTGTTTAAGTTATAAATTAATTTCTGACGATAACACTGTTACAACAAATTGGACAGTATGTGTTAGTAACCTTAACCCTTGTGACCCTACAACTACAGGTGATACAGGTACAATGAACGTTGGTTCGACAACAACTTGTTATGATGGTGTGTTAACCGGTACATTCTTTGTATTATCAGGTGAACCATTCTTAGAATATGATGATTTAGTTGTTGCAACTTTACGTTCAAGAGGTATTTCAGATTATTCAAGTCAAAATGGGCCCGTTTATGAAGTTTCAGGTTTAACACAAGTTAGTCTAAATACTTCAGGTGTTTATTCAGGTGTAACTAAAAACCCATACTCAACTTTCGTTATTAATGCAACAGGTAGAACAGGGACTCAGTTTTCATTTGAAACATCATTATCAAATTCTGACTCAAAATACATTAGTAAAGTATTGGGTTCAACTAACTTCTCAAAAGATAGAAGCTCAGTTCCTTTATTTGTGGAAGAAAAATATCAATCATTATTAAATTACGCTTGGAGAAAAGGTTTCATTAGAGGTTTAAGTTCGAGAGTTGAGGCATATCCTGACGCTAGACAAGGTGCTGACCCAACATCATTAGGTTTCTATTTAGAAAAATACCAATCACCAGCATCACCTTGGGTTGTGTCTGAATTAAGAGGAACGGAAGTTTATCGTTTATTCAAATTTACAACAATTGCTGATGGTGACGCGGCAAATACGGATGTTAAAATATCAATTGCAAATATTTCATTTGGAAATGGTACTTTTGATGTGTTAGTTAGAGATTATTATGATTCAGATTCAGCTCCGGTTGTTATCGAGAAATTCACTAATTGTTCTATGGACATCAATCAAAATAACTTCATCGCGAAAAAAATTGGTACATCTGACGGTGAATACCAATTGAATTCAAAATATGTAATGGTTGAAGTTAACGAAAACGCTCCGATAGACGCATTACCTTGTGGTTTTGAAGGTTACGATACAAGAACTTATACAGGTGTTCGTTCACCATTCCCTATTTATAAAACTAAATATGATTATCCAGGTGAAGTAATTTACAACCCACCATTTGGTTTATCTTCAGGTGCGGATGACGCAATTAGAAGTAACGGTGATAATGTTCGTAGAACTTATTTAGGTGTTTCAGATACAGTTGGTTATGATGTTGATTTCACGGCATACAAAGGTAAACAATTACCATTAGATGTTTGTACTCAATCAACGGGAGCGTTGTGGGATACTAAAACTAAAGGTTTCCATATGGATAACAGAGCGTCAGGTATCACAATTAACAATACTTTCTACCAAAAAGTGTGGAATACTGAAGAAAACAAATATGTTTTATCTGCAATTACAAGTGCAACAACCGCATTCTTTACAGGTGATGCTAACTTTAGTTCTGACCCAACAGTTGAATCAAACCCATACTACAGACTTTACGCACGTAAATTCTCATTAATAGTACAAGGTGGTTTTGATGGATGGGATATCTATAGAGAATCAAGAACAAATACAGATAGATTCGTATTAGGTAGACCTGGTTATTTGAAAGGGGCTTGTCCTTCAGTTAAATACCCAACGGCTACAGGATGGGGAGCGTTTAAACAAATCACGGTTGGTGACAATACTCAAGATTGGGGTAATACTGACTACTACGCTTACCTATTAGGACAAAGAACATTCGCAAATCCTGAAGCGGTAAACATCAACGTATTCGCAACTCCGGGTGTTGATTATGTAAACCATTCAGATATCGTTGAAAGTGCTATTGATATGATTGAAAACGATAGAGCGGATTCAGTTTATATCTGTACAACACCTGATACTCAAATGTTCACACCTTCATTTGTGACTGAAGATTTAATTTACCCACAAGAGGCTATTGATAATTTAGAAACTACAGGTATCGACTCTAACTACACCGCTACTTACTACCCTTGGGTATTAACAAGAGATAGTGTTAACAATACACAAATCTATTTACCACCAACTGCGGAGGTGACGAGAAACTTGGCATTGACAGACAATATCGCATTCCCTTGGTTCGCGGCGGCAGGTTACACAAGAGGTATCGTAAACGCTATCAAAGCACGTAAAAAATTAACTCAAGAAGATAGAGACGTTCTATACAAAGGTAGAATTAACCCTATCGCGACTTTCTCAGATGTGGGAACAGTTATTTGGGGTAATAAAACTCTTCAAGTTAGAGAGTCGGCATTAGATAGAATCAACGTTAGAAGATTGTTATTACAAGCTCGTAAATTGATTTCAGCGGTTTCAGTGAGATTGTTGTTCGAACAAAACGACCAAAAAGTAAGACAAGATTTCTTAGATGCGGTTAACCCAATCTTAGACTCAATCAGAAGAGATAGAGGTCTATATGATTTCCGAGTAACAGTTTCTTCAGATGCTGCTGACTTAGACAGAAATCAAATGACAGGTAAGATTTATATCAAACCAACTAAAGCGTTAGAATTTATAGATATCACATTCTATATTACTCCAACAGGAGCTTCTTTCGAAAATATCTAAAAAAACAAAACAAGTCGGTATTTATAATATCGGCTTGTTTTTTAGCCTTTTAAAATAACATATGAAAAAATATAAAAATTTAAGAGAAGGTCTTGATGAGACCGGAACCCCCGATATGAAATATTACGCATTCGATTGGGATGATAATATTATGTATATGCCAACCAAAATTATATTACAGGATGATGAAGGTAACGAAGTTCCAATGTCAACCGAAGATTTTGCGGAATATAGAATGGATATCGGTAAAGAACCTTTCGAATATGAAGGACATCAAATTGTTGGATTCGCAGATTTACCTTTTAGATATTTTTCAACAACAGGTGATAAAAATTTCATAGTCGATTCTATGACCGCGAGTGATGGACCGGCTTGGCCTGATTTTGTTGAGGCAATCAATAACGGGTCAATATTTTCAATTGTAACGGCTAGAGGTCACACACCTTCTGTTATGAGAGACGCAGTATACAATTTAATAGTTTCAAATCATAATGGAATTGATTCTGAACAATTAGTTAGAAATTTAGAAAAATATAGAGATTTGGCTGACGAAGGTGAATTATCTAAAAAAGAATTAATCCAAGAGTATTTAGACCTTTGTAAATTCTATCCGGTGACGTATGGTGAAGGTTCAGCTACAAATCCGGAAGAAGGTAAGATTAAGGCGTTAAAAGAGTTTGTAGACCACGTAAAACACCTATCAAGTTTTATCAGAAAAAAAGCATTCTTAAAGAAAAAATTAGCAAATCACGAACCGCAAATTGGATTTTCAGATGATGATTTAAGAAACGTGGAAAAAGTTAAAGGACATTTCGAAAATGAACCAGATAATATCATAAAGACCTATTCAACTGCAGGAGGAATAAAGAAAAGATATTAATAAATAAAGAATAAATTAATATTAATATAAAAATTAATTAAACTAGATATTTATTACTAGAAAGATATTTTAAAAATAATTAGAAGTAAATAGAAAAATCTTTCAAACGATATTTATAAATAAAAATAAACACTAAAATAATAAAAAAAGAATAAGATGGCTGATTTATTAATGAAAATGCCGATACCATACGAACCTAAAAGACAAAACAGGTTTATAATGAGATTCCCTTCAAGTTTGGGAATTAATGAATGGTTCGTTGAAACGGCATCAAGACCACACATCACTATTAACCCGGTTGAGGTACAATTTTTAAATACGTCAACTTATGTTGCGGGACGTTTTACTTGGGGAACAATTAACGTTAAGTTCCGTGACCCTATCGGACCTTCAGCTTCACAAGCATTAATGGAATGGGTTCGTCTATGTGCGGAATCTGTTACAGGACGTATGGGTTATGCTGCAGGTTACAAGAAAAATGTTGACTTGGAAATGTTAGACCCAACAGGGGTTGTTGTTGAAAAATGGATATTAGAAGGTGCTTGGTTATCTGACGTTAACTTCGATTCATTAGCGTATAACTCTGATGCAATCGCGTCTATCACGGCAACACTTAGACCTGACCGTTGTGTATTAGTTTACTAAAAAATTTTAAATATAATTTTTATAGTCCACATATTAACGTATGTGGATTTTTTTGTTTTATATATTTAGTAAAAACAAATGTAAACTATATTTTTTTAAAAAACAAGTAAATATGGATGCTGACTTATTAAAAGCTGCGACGGAGGGTTTTAATCTACCTCACGACGTGGTAAAATTACCTTCAAAGGGGATTTTCTACAAATCAAAAAAAACTTCGGTTAAAGTAGGTTATTTAACTGCTGAAGATGAGAATTATTTATTAAATAATGATTCAAAAGAACATATTGTGATGACTTTATTAAGAAATAAAGTTTATGAACACGATTTAAGACCGGAAGAAATGACTGATGGTGATGTTGAAGCGATTTTAATCTTTTTGAGAAATACATCATTTGGTCCTGAATATACACTTAATTTAACTGACCCTAAATCGGGTAAAATTTTTGAACATACCGAAATTTTGGACTCGTTAAGTATTAAAGTAACTCAAGAAGAACCTAATGAAAACGGTATCTTTACGACAAAATTACCTAAAACAGGTTCAACTGTCAAATTAAAACCATTGACTTTTTATGAAGGGATTGAAATTGATGTTATGTCGGAACAATATCCTAAAGGGAGGACCGCACCAACAGTAACTTGGAGATTAAATAAACAAATTGTTGAAGTTGATGGTAGTAATGACCCTGCAGCTATTGCTCAATTTGTTAGTACGTTACCTATAATGGATTCTAAATACATTAGAAAATATTTGAGAGATAACCAACCTTCACTAGATTTAAATAGACAAGTTTACGCCCCGTCAGGAGAATTGGTTACGTTTAACGTATCCTTTGGGGTGGAGTTTTTTCGTCCTTTCTTCTGAATATAGCAAACAATTAATTGATGAGTTTTATGTTTTAAGTCGATTTTTGAGAACCCAATATAGTGAGTATTTAAAAATACCCACATATATACGAAAATATTTAATTGATAAAATTATTGAAGATAATACACCAAAGGAAAATTAACCTTTGGTGTATTTATATTATAAGAAATACACAAAAATATGGGTTATTTATTTGCTGGTGATGACGAAGAAAAATCAAAAAGTGCGGTTAGTGGTGTTGATGCTATTTTAGCGGAAATCAAAAGTATTATTAAAAGTAATACAAGTGCTTCTGAGATTGCTAAAGTCGTTGATGAAATGGACCAGGTTTATTCGAATCTTTCCAAAAATATGGGTCTTGGCCGTGAATCGGCGGTGGCGATTAAAGCGTCGTTAGGGGATGCGTATTCTGACGTTGCAAAGTTAGGGGGTAAAATGTCTGACATTGAAACAATACAAAAAGGTTTAATTGGTGCTTTAGGTACTAATGTTATTGCAACTAAGGAAGTGTTTACCGACATTTATGCGGCGGCTAAAGTATCAGGACAAGAAGCTGATGTTTTAACTAAAAAGTTTATTGATGCCGGTTATAATATGCACAATATCGGTGAAGAAACTAAAAAAGTAATGGACACCGCGAGGTCTTTGGGTGTTAGTGCTCAAGCGGTTTCGTCGGCGGTTTTAGGTAATATGGAGGCGTTAGACACTCACAATTTTTCGGGTGGTGTTGAAGGTTTAGCGAGAATGGCCGCAACGTCGGCGGGATTACGTGTTAATATGAGTACTATTTTAGCGTCGGTTGATAAGGCATTTAATCCTGAAGGTGCTATTGAAATGGCGGCGGCGTTCCAAAGATTAGGTGTTTCTCAAAGTGAATTATTAGACCCGATGAGGTTGATGAATATGTCACAAAATGACCCTGAAGCTTTCCAACAGTCTATCGCAAAAATGGGTGCGAGTTTAACTGAATTAGATGAGAAAGGTAACGTTAAAATAGCACCTGGAAGTATTCGTAGGATGAAAGAATTGGCTGATGCCGCGGGTATGCCTCAAGCGGAATTCGCTAAAATGTCTAAGGCAGCAGCTGAAATGGATATTAAAATGAGTAAAATCAAATTCCCTGATTTTATTAATGAAGACCAGAAAAAATTATTAGCGAATGTTTCATCAATGAAAGATGGTGAAATCAAAATTAACGTTGATGGACAAATGGTTGATATGAATGAGGCGTTAGCGAAATATGCAAATGACCCTGAAAAATTAAATAAAATCATTAAAGATAATACTCCGAAATCTAATGAGGAATTATTACAAGAACAATTAACAGTTTCTGAAAAAATTGCGGCAAATACTGAGTCGTTAAAAGGTAAAACGGGTCGAGCATTTGCGGGAACTAAACAAGGTGAACAAATGTTAGTTTCGAGTGGGAACTATGTTAAAGCCATTACTGATTCATTTAATAAAGAAATGGATATTGGTAAAATGAGGAAAGGTCTTGATGAAGATTTAACCGCGGTTGGTGATTCCTTATTAAAATTCGCTAAAGGTGAAGGTTCATTTACTGAAGTTGCCGGTGTTGCGGGTAAAATACTTAGTGATAGTGCAATTACATTTGAAAAGACAATTAAAGCCGTGACGGCTAATTTAAATGCCGAAGGTATTAAGTTAAAAGAAAGTGAAAATAAATATGACCAAATAGGGGCTTATGCAACTGAAGGACTTATAGGGACGGTAGCTAAAGCTGAACATATAGGAACCGATAGTAAACCTAAAAGTGTTGATACCAAACCAATGGCCGCACCAATCAATACTGAATTAAAAAATTATTCGGGAAAATATAAAGAAATTATTGATTATCAAAAACCTGAAAATGCTAACGCTAAAGGAGAAACGTTCCACTCAGGGAAATTGGATATGGATATTAATGTTAAAATACCTACCGGTATGGACCAAAGGGCGTTTGATGATTTAATGAGAAGTCCTGAATTTAAAGAATCTCTTTTAAAAATGATTAAAGATACTCCGTCATTAAATAACCAAACTAAAGTTCCTTCTAAAGCATAAAAATTGAGTAGTATTCTATTTATATATAAAATAACAAACAATGCCGAATAGTACTTTATCATTTGCGTCAACCTCATCGTTTAGAGACGCGTTGATGGCCAAAAACTTATCAACGTATACGGTTACAGGTGTTTATACCCCACCGTCAGGTCCATTAAACTATGAGGTAGTTTTAAGTCAATCCCCCGTGGTAGATTCACCTGATGGTTTGATATCTAATGGACCGTTCGTACAACAATTATATCCTTTAAATGCCTATGGGCCAGATGGGGGTTTTAATCTTAATATAACTTACAATGGTCCGTTATTACCTGTAATACCTAATCAGGGACCTTATTCCCCAAATCAAAGTGTATTACTACTAAGTAATAATTTATACCTAAATTTATCTCCAACGTCACCGGGGGTAAAAAACCTATTCATACCAAGTGGGGGTTATAACTATGTTTATAACGTAATTGAAAATCCGATTAGTACTCCTAATTATTTTCTACCTTATGGGTTAACCACATTTGTTCCTTCGATATATTCACCTTATGAAATCTTATTATCGAATAACCCGACAGGTAGTGATGGGTCATTATCTCAAGATTCATTCATAGCTAAATTAGGTGCGAAACAATTGAACTTTTTATTTCAAGAAAGGATTAATTTAGAGATATTACAAAATACGGTTGGTAAGGTTAATTTAGAGTCACTATCTGACCCGTTTGAAGCTAGTTTATTGGCAGCGGGAAAAGAACCTCTTATTTATCGTAATTGGAGGATTACGGTTCCCGAATCACCTGTAACTGCGGCGTTTGATTTCGCAACAAGAATATCGGGTGCTTATTGGCCTGTATCATTTATCCCTGGAGATTATTTCGATGAAAATACTAAGGGTGGTCTACAAACACAACAAACGTCAAATGCGTTAAATGTTGTTAATCAATTAACGGGAGGTTTCTTAGGTCCAATATTAAATATTAAAAGAAATCCGTCACAAATATTTTTAGCGAACACGGGTAATGGTCAAAGGTCTGCGTTATTCAACAACTTAGATTATAATAGATATCAACCGGGTTATAAAAAAGATTTTGGTGGTATATTGGGGATTGGTCAAGCGATTGCTAATTTAGCTCTTAGTTTGATAAATCCAAATGGGACTTTAGCCGGTGGTTACTACGTTGGTAGTGTGAATGCGGAGCCAAGTTCGATTACTTCACCCCCAAATCAGATACCTGTAAATCCTTACGGAGAACAAGTTCAAACACCTGTTTATGGTCCGTCTGAAATGGGTATTTTATTTGAAGGTAATGATGGTCGATTAAACTTTGGTTTAGCGGGTAAATCATTAAGTAATGGTGGTGGTATTGATGGTGGTTTAGTTTGGACTTCACCAAAATACAAACCTAACGCTGGTTTTAAAGCAACACCGGGTGGTGGTTCAGGTAGTAAAGATGAAGAATTTAATCAAATAAGTAGTCAATATAATAAATCAGAATCAACTAATGTTGATTTTAAAGAAAACTCTATATTAGATAACACTCAAAGAATTATTGATTCTGCGGATAATGTTACGGGTATTAGTCGATTAAAACACGTCGGTAATGCAATGAACCAAGTGAGTAAAGTTTTTCACGATGGTTATAAAGAAATGACAAAAGGTTCACAAGTGGTATCGTATAAAGATGATACTACAGGTGGGGAAAAAGGTATTGAGTATTGTCGTGTATTTACAAAGGATACTCCATATTACACTTATGCTGATTTACAAAAGACTGATGGTATTACAACGTCAGGTAGAAGATTTACAAACTCAGTGTTAGATAACACGTTCAATTTAAATATCGCTCCACTTAGAAATCCTGGGTCAACTAATATTATTGCAGACGATGCTAATGGTCGTGGTGGTTACGCTAAAAAATATATGTTCTCGATTGAGAACTTGGCTTGGAGAACATCAAGTAGACCGGGTTACACTTATGATGAACTACCTGTTTGTGAGAAAGGTCCAAATGGGGGTAGAGTTATGTGGTTCCCACCTTATGATTTACAATTTTCGGATTCAAGTAGTGCGTCTTGGAACTCACAAAGTTTCTTGGGTCGTCCTGAACCAATTTATACATATAAAGAAACAAGTAGAACGGGTTCGTTGTCTTGGAAAATTATTGTTGACCACCCGTCAGTTATGAATACGGTGGTTGAGAAACAATTGAAAGGACAAGCAAAAGAACGTATTGATTCAATTATTGATTCATTTTTCGCGGGATGTGTTAAATTCGATATCTACAAATTAGCTATTAAATTCAATACTATCCCAACTAAGGATTTGTATACTTATCAAGAAATTTTAAGTAATCCGCAATTAACGGATAAAGAAATTATTGGTGAGATTAATAAACAAATCCCTAAAGACAATTCAAATAACGCAGGAACAGGAAGTGCTGATGTTGCGGCATCAAATACCGACCAAACAGTTGTTCCTGATTCATCAATACAAGATTTTGAAAACAAATACTTGGATTTTGCGTTTTATTTTGAAAATGACATTCCGGGTAAAAACCCAAATACAACAACTACTGAAGAGTATCAGTCAACTTATGATTCATATACTTCTGATACTAATATTGAAAAATATGTTAAAAATTCGGAATCGGCGTTTAATGCCGGTGATGTGAACCGAAATGTTAAACCATTTTTTGATACGGTTATAAAAAGTAATTATAACTTATTTGCTGGTGGGGATAAGAACTTCATTACAGACGCTTACGACATATTATCTAAAGGACTTGGAACTATTAAAATAGTAATGGAAGGTTCTGCGTCGGCTACGGCAACGGTTCCGTATAACAAAGCGTTATCTGAAAGACGACTTGATATTGTTACTAAATTTTTGAAGAGTAAAAACATTGGTGATAAAAAATTGGATGAGTTTTTCACTAAAGGAACTATTAAGATTGAATTATCTAAAGGTTCGGGTGAACAAACCGTAATTCCAAAAACAAGTGTGGAAACAGGTGCTAATGGAACTACAGGAACGACTGTTGATTCAGGTAATGGAACTGATGTTAATTGTACTGTTGATATTAAAGATAAAAATGGTAAAGTGACTGCAATTTCACAAGTTTTTGCGACTAACGCAATGGCTTGTCGTAGAGTTAAAGTAAAAAGTATAACGGTGACACCGGCTCCTGTTACGACGACAACAACACTTAAACCTGATGTTGTGGTTACTAACACAAATGGAACTACCGAAACATTACCAATTAAAAGACCTGAACCTCAAAAATCAATTGAGCAAAAAATTAAAGAAGGTATATCTAAAAAAATATTAAGAAACTTATTATCAGAATGTGATTATTTTGATGTTATCAAAGAGAATGTTCCGATGTTATATGATTCGATTAAGGAAAAGATTAAATATTTTAATCCGGCTTTTCACTCAACAACACCTGAAGGTTTAAATTCTCGATTAACTTTCTTAAATCAATGTGTTAGACCGGGGGAAACTATTCCTATTATCGGTAGTGACGGTAAACCTAAAGTTTCAGACGCGGTTAATACTTCGTTTGGTGCACCACCCGTATTGGTATTACGTATTGGTGACTTCTACCACACTAAAATTATCCCTGAGACATTATCTATAACTTATGACCCGTTAATCTATGATATGAACCCTGAAGGTATTGGTGTTCAACCTATGATTGCTAAAGTTAGTTTATCATTTAAGATGATTGGTGGTATGGGGTTAGCAAAACCTGTTGAACAATTACAAAATGCGTTATCATTTAATTACTATGGTAATACTGAGATATATGATGAAAGAGCGACTTGGACTGAAGATACTTCAGCGTTAGATAAAATGGTTGTAGATGCGATTATTGCCCAACAACCACCTGTAACAGTTAACAATACTGCGGCGGCACAACAAAGTAATGACGCTGGAAATACGATTGGTGAAATTAAAAACACAATCCCTTTAACACCGAGTGGTGAAACAGGTGAAATGAGTTATATGAAAATTATGGATAAAGTGTTGGAAGATAGTAAAACGTATTTTACCAATATCTTTAATTCAATTGAAGAAATTCAAAAACAAACTAACTATGGTATGTTACAATTAGTGAGTAACAAACGAAATTTCTCAGGTGGGACGGTTATTGAAGATGGTAATGGTGGTGATGTTAAAATCTTTGGTAAACCTGATTTCCAAGATGATTTAAATGGTTTATTTGAATTGGTTTTAAATGATATACTATCGGGAACTCATCCAATAATTACTTTATTGGTTGATGAAGGATTTAATGATAATACCACTTTAAGTGTGATTAAAGATAATTTAATCAAATACGTTAATAGTTTAAAAAGTTCAATATCAAGTGACATTAGTACTATTACTAATACTAAAATTGGGACCGCTCAACAAGACTATGTTCAAGACATCAGAAAAATGAATTTTGTTAATAATAAAACTGATGGTAAAATATTAGATAATGGTGAATTAAAAATTTACAATCTTAGTGGGGGTGAATTTGCTGATATGGCCAATGATTATGGTAAACTTAAATTAGCGTTGAATGAGTATTATACTTTATTAGCTGATACAAACGCGATAATACCACCACCATACCCTGCTGATGGTGATTTCTTTTCAGAAACCGCATTTAAAGGTGAACCTACCGAATTCGCACGTTTCTTTATTTTAGTTGGTAGAATTTTTACTGATAAAAATAAAGTCGAAGACTTTACAAAAAGAATTATCACACCAAATATCGCAACGATTAAAAAACCTAAAAAATTAGCTAAAGTGTTTGATGATGTTATGGATTATTTAGTTGATTTATATAAAGAGGAAATAAAAGCTGAGGATAAAGTTTTAGATAAGTTTAAGAACACATCTGAGTTTAAAAAATACACTAAAGGTATTGATGAGATACTATATACGAAAGGTAAGTCAAGGATTGTTAATTTCACTACAGTTCCTGATGCCGCTAAAGAGGCTCAACAAAAAACAGATTTAACGAATTTATATAAAGGGGACCCGTCTTTAACCAATAAATTAGAAACCTTTGATGGTAAAATTAAATTTAATTAATTATGGGTAGACAATATTATAACCGATATAACAACTTCATAATAGATGGGGAACAAACTGTGGTTCCTTATGTTAATATACCGAGTAAAAGTACCGACAAGAGGTATATTTACAAAGTTGGACAATCAAGATTAGATAAAATGTCACAACAATATTATGGTACTCCATATTTTGGTTGGTTAATTATGTCCGCTAATCCTAATTTTGGTGGTCAAGAATGGAACATAAGTGATGGTTCTATATTGACAATTCCATTTCCTTTAGTAGCTTCATTACAGGATTATAACAATCAATTAGAGACACATTTCTTTTATTATGGTAGATAAAACAGAAAATATATTAGTAGATTTCGATTACAATAACTTAATCATAGTTGACCCTAATAAGGTATTAGGTGAAGATGGTAAAGGTAAAGAACGATATGTTAACCAAGAGAATTTGGTGATGTATGCCAATTTGGAGTGTAAAGTTTTACCTCGAACTAAATTGGCTGCGGGTGTTGCGGCAAATGATAGAATACAAAATTTATCAATCGCATCAATCAATTTCTTAAAACCTGGTGATAAAGAATTTTTGGATAATAGTTATACCGACGAAATTACGGGTAAAAATACTTTACAGGGTAAAGGGGTTAATCAGCCAAATCAAAAGTCAGTTAAAAATCCAAATATGGATAACGACTTTTATCTTAGACAAACAATACATTCAGATGGTGCGGAAAAAGCGACTGATAATGGTTTATTAGGTATTTCACGTATTAATATTCGTCAAGGTTTAGATTTTATGCCGACGTTTAATATTGAATTAATTGACGTTAAAGGACGTGCGTTATTTGAGGCGGGAAATAGTTCACCTTACGCGGCATTTTTCAATATGCCATATCCAATGTTTGAATTAACGGTTAAAGGGTACTATGGTAAGGCAATCAAATATAAATTGATGTTAAAATCATTCAATGCTCGATATGATTCGTATAGTAGTAATTTCGTAATAGATTTGGTGTTTTACACATATAAATTTAGTGCGATAGCTGAAGTGTCAATGGGTTATTTATTGGCAGTTCCACATATGTATACCTCAAGATACTCGGTGAAACCAACAACAGGTGGACCTGGTAATTTAACAGAAGTTAATGATGTTATTGCGACGAAAGGTTATGGGAAAATTAAGGAAGTCTATACTGAGTATAAAACAAAAGGAATGATTCCTGATGATTTTCCTGAGTTGACCATTGCTAGAATGAGAAACAATCTTGAGAATTTTATCAAAAATATTTTGGATTCATTTACTAAACAAAATATGGACCCATTAACTAAAGTTGAGGAATATCAAAAGAAACTGAATGATTATAAAAGCCAAATTTTTCTATATGATAAAGTGTGTTGGGTTGACAAGTATATGGATAAAGTCAATTTTTTAATAATTGATAATCCGGTGTCGGGTAATTTAAATTCGTTAACTAATGGT